AAGAAAATCAACCTGAAGCATTTCAATGGTTAGAAAACAATGGACATGGTGATTTAATTAAAAACATTGTTTCAATAAAGTTTGGTAAGGGTGATAATGAAGTAGCTGATAATCTAGTTAATGAATTACAGCAAAGAGAATTATATCCAGACCAAAAACGCAAGGTCGAACCTATGACCTTGAATGCCTTAATTGGTGAACAAATAAACAAAGGGAATGATATTCCAATGGAAACGTTTAGTGTTTTTGTTGGTAATAAAGTAAAAATAAAAAAGGGAAAATAACGATGAACGATGTAACAAGAAAAAAGAAAAATGAAATATCGACTGAAGTAATTGACTTTTCTTCCCACGCTGGTGTTGGGTTTGAAAATGTTAATGCTGGAGAAATGGCAATACCATTTTTAAAAATTGCTAGTTCTCAAACTCCTGAAGTTAAAAAATCTAATGCTAAGTATGTTGAAGGACTTGAGCAAGGAAACATTTTTAATTCAGTAAATAAAGATTTTTATAACAGTATTTCTGTTATACCTTGTGCTTTTAGAGTACGCTGTGTTGAATGGTCTCCACTTGGAGAAGGTTCTGGTTATCCAGAAAAAATCTATACTCCAGAAAATTGCCCTCCTCTTACAAGGGGTGCAGATGGTGAGGATCACTATATGATTAATGGTGCTATGAGTCCAACTTATATTGTGAGAACTGCCGAGTATTTTGTTTTACGATTAAATGATGATGGTTCTTTTGAAAGATGTCAAATCATTATGCAGAAAACTCAATACAAAAAATCTCGTTATTGGAATACAATGATGATGAATCAAAAAGTTCAATCCAAGAATGGGTCACTTATGACTCTTCCAATGTTTGCAAATGTTTATAAAATGGAAACTGTTCTCGAACAAAATAAGAAGAATGATTGGTGGGGATGGAAAATAACACTAGATAAATCTATTAATGATTTAAAAAATCCATCTTTTATTGTGGGGGAAGCACAAAACTTTCATGAATTAGTCAGCTCTGGATCAATTGATCCAGCACCTGAAGCTATGGTAGATGCCGAGGAAATTGTTGAAGTTAAGCCTCAAGCAGCTCATAGCGAAGTTCTTGGCTAATATATAATTTAAGGGGGCTATGCCCCCTTTTTTAATTTATATGATTTATGAAAGTAGAAAAATTTAAAAATATATTTACGGGTTTAGACCGTGCACATGGAGAGTATCGCTATACTGATGTAAAAGCTAATGGAAAAAAAGATGGTAAAATGTTCACGAAACACGAACCACCAACTCTTCATATGTATGAAAATCATTTGGAAGGTAAAGAACCTGCTCTTGGTATTGTACCAATTCGTGACGATGCAACATCTTCATGGGGATGTATTGATGTAGACGAATACCCTTTGGATCATAAAAAAATATTATCAAAAATAAGAGAATATAATTTACCATTAATAATGTGCTCATCAAAATCTTTTGGTGCACATATTTTTCTTTTTTCAAAAAAACCTCAGTCTGCTGCTTTGTTTCAACAAAAACTTAGAGAGATAGCTTCTTATCTTGGTTATGCAAAAGCAGAAATATTTCCTAAACAAACACAACTTGCCAATGAAAGAGACACGGGTTCTTGGTTGAATTTACCTTATCATGGTGAAACCCGGTACGCGTATCTCGATAATGGTGAGGGAGCTACTCTCGAAGAATTCTTTGAACTATATGATAAATATGTTTGTGATGATATTAGTAAAATAACAATACAGGTTAAACAAGAAGTCATACCTGAAGGACCACCATGTTTACAAATATTAACAACTCAAGGATACCCAGAAGGTACACGCAATAATGGATTATTTAACATAGGAGTTTTTTATAGAAAATCTAATCCCGATAATTGGGAGGCGCTAATGGAAAAATATAATATGGATTATATGGATCCACCTTTAGATGCAGGAGAAATTATTACCTTACAAAAACAAGTAAGGTCAAACAAAACAGATGGTTCTCCTAAATATTCTTATCGCTGTAATGATCAACCAATTTCTTCTGTGTGTCAAAAAGCTTTATGTAAGCTTAGAAAACATGGCAAAGGTCAATCTGATTTTGATCACCCAGAGTATAGCGACTTGTCTGTTTTAGGTGATGAGTTATGGTTTTTAAATGTTGGAGATAGAAGAATAGAGATAGATGATATTGATATATTATATAGTCATCGATTGATTAGAAAAACTGTTGGTAAACAGTTATTAAAATTTGTTCCTTCAATGAAAGATAAAGATTGGGATGAAATTCTTTCTATCTTGTTTGAAAAAATTAGACAAGAAGAAGCTCCTTCGGATGCATCAAAAGTTGGTGAGTTTAATGATTATCTAAAAGAATTTTGCACAGGTAGAGGCGAGGCCTATTCTATAGATGAGTTAGACATGCAAAAAGCATTTACAGATAATGACAAAACAAAAGAGTTTACAATCAATGAAGAAAAAATTGAAGCTAACCCAACTTATTTTAGATTAGTAGATCTATCAAAATGGTTAGAAAATAGTAAGAATTTTAAAGTAAAAAGAATTTGGGTTGTTCAAAGATTAAAAGATCTAGGCGGGTTGAATATTACAGTTTCTGTTAGAAAAATACAAACAAGAGTATGGATGTTACCTGCTTTTGAAAAATCTACAGAAGAAATCGATCTTCCTTCAGTACTTACTGAGAAAGAGGTATCAAGAGAAGATCAAGTATTGGGAGGTAAGAATGAAAAAGAGGAGATTCCGTTTTGATAAAAATTATTTTAGGACCACCTGGAACAGGGAAAACAACGACATTACTAAATATTTGTCAGCAAAAAAAAGAAAGTGGGATAGCTTGGGACAAGATAGGTTTTTTCTCTTTTTCCAAAAAAGCTGCTTATGAAGCCAGAGACAGAGCCAGAGAAAAATTTCAAGCTAGTAAAGATGATTTAGTTCATTTTCGTACGTTACATAGTTTTGCTTTAAGCCATCTTCCACAAGATGAAAGTAAGTTAATGAAATCAAAACATTGGAAAGAACTTTCTCAAACAATTGGTTTTAATTTAGTTTTTGATAACAATGATCAATCTATTTATACAAATACAAATTATCATTATGCTAATTTAATAAATTTATCTCGTTTAAAAGATATTTCCCTTAAAAAAGCATTTGACTTTTATAATGATGAACAATCGATAAGGTGGGAAAGATTAGATTACATTGATAGAGCTATAAAAGAATATAAAAAAAAGAATGATGTCTTTGATTTTACTGACATGATAGTTGATTACACAAATGACACATTTTCAACACACTTTGATGTACTGTTTATTGATGAAGCACAAGACATGCCTCGCATTCAATATAACATGGTTGATAAACTTATTAAAACAAGCAAAGAAGTTTACATTGCTGGGGATGATGATCAAGCTATTTTTAGGTGGTCAGGTGCAGATGTTGATAAATTTATTAATTTAAAAGGGGATGTTACTGTTTTAAATAAATCTTATAGGTGTCCAAAAAGAATTTACAGATTAGCAAATTTTATTATTAGTCACATAAGAAAAAGACGACCTAAAGTTTGGGAACCTAAAGAAGATGAAGGTAAAATTTATAGAGTTGCAGCTCTTAAACACATTGACATATCCAAAGGCAATTGGCTTATTTTAGGAAGAACAAAAAAAATTAGAAATGAAATTATAGAAGATACATTAAAAGATTTAGGATACTGGTATGGAAGAGGAGAACATAGACCCGTATCACGAACCATAATTGATGCTATAGATATTTGGGAAAAACTACAACAAGGTGAATTAGTAAGTTTAAAAGAAGCATCAACACTATACTCAAAAATTAAATCTGAAAAAAAGAAAAATGGTATTGGTATAAAAAGAGGAGGAAAAAATTTTAAAAATTTAAATGAAGACACTATGTTAAGTATTGATGACCTTAAAAAAAATCATGGATTATTATCTGATGGTAATTGGTATGATGTATTAGATAATATAGATGCTTATGAGATTGTTTATTTAAGAAGATTAAAAGATCTTGGAGAAGATTTTAGTAAAGAACCAAGAATAAGAGTATCGACAATTCATCAAGCTAAAGGTGGAGAATGCGATAATGTAGTTGTTCTTTTAGATTTGGGGAAATTAGTTTATAAGTCTTATATAAAGAATCCCGATGATGAACACCGGGTATTTTATGTGGCTGTTACAAGAGCAAAACAAAACTTGTACATTGTTGAAGCTCAGAAACAAGAAGGTTATAGAATGTATGGTGATGAAAGATGATATCTAAAGAAATATTAAAAGAAGCATCAGATCTAATAGGAGGAGAAAGGAATAAAGATTACGGGGATAAGCTTAAAAATCATCAGCGCATAGCTGATCTATGGTCTATTTTTTTAGAGGTAAAAATAGAACCAGAGCAAGTTGCTATTATGATGGGTTTAGTAAAAATAGCTAGAATTATGCATTCTTCTAAAAAAGATAGCTTTGTTGATTTAGCTGCATATGCAAGCATAGCTGGTGAAATAGTTCAACGGAAGGGTAAAAATGCCTAATTATTTTAAAAATGGGAGTACCCCAGAGGAGAGAAGAAGAGTATTACCTGGGTACCCAAAAGATTTAGTTTTTAAAAACTATGAAGAATATAAACAATATTTTGTTGGTGATAGAAT